ATGACTATGAAACCGATATGGGCGCCACCCGCACGGATGATTATGATGGCAGGATTGATGTAATCCCCGTCACTGATCCGAATGCGGCGTCTTTGTCTCAGCGGGTGGTTCAATATCAGGCGGCGCTTCAGTTGGCTCAACAGGCGCCTCAGATGTATGACTTGCCGGAACTGCACCGGCAGATGCTTCTCACCCTCGGGATTCAAGATCCCAATAAGATCATCCCGGACAATAAAGACAAGAAGCCGATGGACCCGGTTTCGGAGAATATGGATATTCTCAACGGCAAGCCCGTCAAGGCGTTTCTCTACCAGGATCACGAGGCCCACATCAAAGTGCATATGGCCGCGATGCAAGATCCAAAGATTCTCCAGTTGGTTGGGCAGTCTCCCCAGGCTGGTCCAATCCAGGCTGCGGCCATGGCGCACATCAATGAGCATATTGCTTTCCAATACCGCAAGGAGATTGAGAAGCAGCTTGGCGTTGAACTGCCCCCGCCAGAGGAGCCACTGCCCGAGGATATTGAATTTGCCTTGTCGCAGTTGATGTCTGACGCGGCTGGGAAGCTTCTTCAGAAGGATCAGGCTGAGGTTCAGCAGCAGGAGAACCAGAAGAAGGCTGAAGATCCTGTTCTCCAGGCCCAGATGCAGGAAGCCCAGACCCGGCAGGCCGAGGTTCAGCGCAAAACGGCCAAGGATCAGGCTGATATTGAACTGCGCCGCCAGCAGCAGATAATTGAGATTGAGCGGATTCAGTCTCAGGAGCGTATTGCTGGGGTGAATGCTGGTATTAAGGCGGCTTCTCAGCGTCAGTCAAACGACCAAAAGGGCGATTATGACAACGCGAGGATAAAGCTTGACGCCTTTAAGACCGGCGTTGATGTTATGAGGAATAAATAATGGCTTTCGTCGAGAATAATGTGCTTGAGTATCTGCGGTCTAAAATTCGTGCAATTATGAATGAACACGCAGACCACATTGCGACTGGAGGCGTTACTGATTGGGCAGACTATAAGTATCATGTGGGGGTAATTGAAGGTTTAGCGAAAGCTGAGAGGGAATTGCTCGATATGGTGGAGAAACTCAAAGAGCAAGACTAATCACCCGCGCCGGGTGTTGGGCATCGCGCAGCCCGAATGCGTGCAGAGGACTAAAATGCTTAACGTAGATATTAAAATGCCTGATGGAGAGGTCCGGGGAGCCAAGCAACTCCCGGAACCCAAGGGTTTTAAGCTTCTCATTGCTCTCCCAGAGCTTGAGGAAAAGACTGACGGTGGCATTTATCTGCCGGAACAGGTCCGCAACACGGAAGCGCTCGCTACTGTTGTTGGGTTTGTCTTGAAGGCGGGTGACTTGGCCTACCAGGACGAGAAGAAGTTCCCCACAGGGGCTTGGTGCAAGGAGGGGGAATGGGTTCTCTTCCGGGCATACAGTGGCACACGGATTAAGATTCATGGCCGTGAGTTTCGCCTGATCAATGATGACATGGTGGAAGCGGTTGTGGAAGATCCAAGGGGGATTTCACGGGTATGAGCGAAGCGCGCAAATCCAACGACGACGAATTTGAAATCGAGATTGTGGACGATACCCCCGAGGATGATCGTGGGCGTCCAATTGCTCCAGAAGTAACGGAAAACGACGACGATATTGCTCTTAATGAAGAGGAAATCTCGAAGTACCGCGAAGAATGGAAGCAGCGTGTTCGTGAAGTGTCCTTCAAGGCGCATTCTGAGCGGCGCGCTAAGGAGCTTGCTGCACGGGAGCGCGATCAGGCTATTGAGTTGGCCAATCGCTTAGCTGAAGAGAACAGGCGGTATCGTGAGCTTGCGGGCAGCAATGAGCAGTTTGCTGTAAACCAAGCAAAGAACCGTGCGGAAACTCAGATTGACGCAACCAAACGCGCCATGAAGGAGGCGTTTGAGGGCGGCGACACTGAGAAGTTCATTGAATATCAGGAAAAATTACAGCGCCTTGTCAATGAACATGAGCGGTATTCTTCCTACCAGCCCACGCCAATCCCTGAAGCGCAGAGGTATGAGGTTCAGCGCCCGCAGCAAAACGCCCCAGATCAAAAGGCGGTTAAGTGGGCGTCTCAAAACCCTTGGTTCGAGGGTGGCAGTGAGCTTGAAAAGGAGATGACGGGTTATGCTTATGCCGTCAGCGATATGCTGATTCGGGAGCATAAGATTGACCCGCGTAGCGATAAATACTTCGATGAGATCAATAACCGCGTTCAGCGGCGGTTCTCGGAGTATTTCCAGAAACCCGAGTCGGAAAGTGACGCGACGACAAGGGTATCCACAGTAGTTGCTCCTGCCACCAGGACAACAAAGACTGTGAGCAAATTGCGTCTGACTAAAACCCAGGAATCCCTGGCTCGCCGCTTTGGCTTAACCCCAGAGCAGTATGCTGCTCAGTATGTGAAGGATTACGGTCATGGCTGACCGCACCCCCCGCGACCTTCAGACCCGGGATCACCAAGCCCGGACTCCATGGAAGCCGCCCTCGATCCTTCCAGATCCCAAGCCAGAGCCAGGATATGTCTATCGCTGGGTCCGCACATCTATGATGAACAATGCGGACAACACCAACGTCAGCAGGCAAATGCGCGAAGGCTATGTGCCGGTTAAAGCTGAGGACCATCCTGAGCTTATGCTGTACGCCGACCAAGACGGACGCTTCAAAGGCAATGTTGAGGTTGGAGGTCTCCTTCTCTGTAAGATTCCCGAGGAAATCGCGCAGCAACGCGCGGCGTACTATGGGAATATGGCGCAGCAGCAGATGGATAGCGTGGACAACAATTTGATGCGCGAGAACGACCCGAGGATGCCCCTTCTGAAACCAGAACGCTCATCCCGGACTACGTTCGGTCGTGGGCCAAGGGAATAATCTCTTGTCCTGTATCCTCAACCATATCCTAGAAAGGTAACGGAAGATGGCTTCGACGCTTGCTCCGTATGGGCTTCGCCCGATTAACCTGCTGGGTGGTCAAGGGTATGCGGGTTCGACTCGCCTTTACGCGATTCCTGCCAGCTACGCTGTGAGCATTCAGTATGGCGATCCGGTGATCATCACCAACACGGGTTCTACCCGTGGTTATCTGGCTCGCTTTAACGCGACCACAACTGCCACGACTGTCACCTCTACGGGTGGCGGCTTTGGTTTTGTTGGTGTGTTTGTGGGCTGCACATTCACCGATCCGACCTACGGGAAGGTGTTCCGTCAGAACTACACCTCTGGCAACACTGCTACGGACATCCAGGGCTATGTCGTGGATGACCCGGACGCGCTGTTCCAGATCCAGGCTGACGATAGCCTCGGCCAGACGGCTCTGGGCTGCAATGCTGCTCTGATCCAGACGGTTGCTGGTAACTCCGGCGCCAACATCAATTCTGGTGTTGCGCTTGACGCCTCCAGCATCGCTACGACCAACACCCTGCCGGTTCGCATTGTTGATTTCGTCAACAGCACGACCAGCAGCATTGGTGATGCGTACACCGATGTCATCGTGCGTATCAACACGCACTTCCACCGCACTGGCAACACCGGCTCTGCCGGTACCGCCGCGTCGTAAAGGAGGCTGTGACCTATGGCAATTAGTCGCGCACAGCTACTCAAGGAACTGCTTCCGGGCCTGAACGCTTTGTTCGGTCTGGAATACAAGCGGTACGCTGAGGAGCATAAGGAAATCTACGAGACGGAAACCTCGGAGCGTTCCTTTGAAGAAGAAGTGAAGCTGTCTGGCTTCGCTGCTGCCCCCGTCAAGAACGAAGGCGCTGCGATTGCGTATGACAACGGCCAGGAAGCCTGGACCGCGCGTTATACGCATGAGACCATCGCGTATGGTTTCTCCGTCACCGAAGAGGCGATGGAAGACAACCTGTACGACAGTCTCTCTGCTCGTTACACCAAGGCGCTCGCGCGCTCCATGGCGTACACGAAACAGGTCAAGGCGGCTTATCCGCTGAACAACGGCTTCACCAGCTACAACTCTGGTGACGGCGTGACCCTGTTCAGCACGGCGCACCCGCTTGTGTCTGGCGGCTACAACAGCAACCGTCCTGCTACGGCTGCGGATTTGAATGAAACCTCCCTTGAGGCGGCGGTAATTCAAATTGCGGCTTGGACGGATGAACGCGGTCTGCTCATCGCGGCTCGCCCGCGCAAGCTGATCGTGCCGCCCGGCAATATGTTTGTTGCCACCCGCTTGCTTGAGACGGAACTCCGTGTCGGCACGGCTGACAACGACATCAACGCGATCAAGTCCAACGGCTCGATCCCGGAGGGTTACACTGTTAACCACTTCTTGACCGACCCGAACGCTTGGTTCCTGACCACGGATGTCCCGAACGGCATGAAGCACTTCGTGCGCTCTCCGCTCTCGACCTCCATGGACGGCGACTTTGATACCGGCAACGCCCGGTACAAGGCTCGTGAGCGTTATTCCTTCGGGGTCTCCGATCCCCTGGGGATCTTTGGCTCTCCGGGTTCAGCCTGATAGCCGGGCAGGGGGAGAAATCCCCCTGTCTTCTAAACATTTCCCTTGCGGGAATGCTTTGAAGACAGGCATAATGTCCATGCCACCGGGGTAATCCGGTCCTACTGACTGTCCCGGCAGATCAGCACAAACAGTAGGGCTTAGATGTGCAGAGGGTAAAATGGCTTTTACCACGTTCTCCGGCCCCCTTCGTTCCGGCACCGTCAAGGAAGGCCCTGGCCGTAACACTGGCCTTGCTGTCCTGGCTCAGTCCTACAACAGTGGCGATCTGACCGGCGATGAAGTCGGCAACATTGACGCTTTGGCGTTCAAGATTCCGCAAGGCTCTCAGATTGTTGATATTACTGTGGATCAGACTGTCGCCGCCACGGCTGGCACGACCACGGTTTCTGTTGGCAGCACTTCTGGTGGCGCCGAGCTTATGGCGGCGGTTGCCACCACGGCTGGCGGTCGCTTCCGTGGTACGGCAACGGCTGCAACCCAGGCTGCTTGGCAGACCTCTACCTCTGCTGATACCTCGGTTTATGTCCGGGTGGCTGTTGGCACTGCAACTCTGACGGCTGGTCAGTTCATTGTGACTGTCAGCTATGTTCAGCGCGCATCGAACGGCGCTCAGAATCGTGCCAGCGCCTAATAGGTAAAGGGGTTCTGCGTCATGCAGACAGATATTCTTGCAAGCGCCGTCAGGACAACTGACGGCGTAATGAACGATCAGGCTGGTAACGCAATTGAGCGTTGCCGCGTGAAGGCGGTCTATATTGTTCCCGCCGCCGGGGCAGGAAGTGTCGTTCTCAAAGACGGTACTTCCGGTAGTGGGACGACAAAGATCACCCTGAACACATTGGCTTCCTCTACGGCTGTGGATTACATCCTGATGCCGGGCGAGGGTCTTTTGTTTCGGACGGGGGTTTATGCCGACCTGACGGACGTTGCTTCTGTCATGGTGATCTATGGCTAAGACTCCTGCATGGACCAGGAAGGAAGGCAAGAACCCTGCTGGTGGCTTGAATGCCAAGGGCAGGGCTTCTTATAACCGAGCCAATCCTGGGAAGCCTGGGTTGAAGGCGCCCCAGCCAGAGGGCGGCTCTCGACGGGATAGCTTCTGTGCCAGGATGAAGGGCATGAAGAAGAAGCTCACCTCGGCAAAGACGGCCAATGATCCCAACTCCCGTATCAACAAATCCTTGAGAGCATGGAATTGCTGACATGGCAGACACATCTGAAGCAGCCAAAAATGTCGTAGATGCTCTTTCTGTCGGAACGGTAGTGGCGACCTTGGCTGGCATTCTCCCTTCCATAGCCGCGATCTTCACAATTGTTTGGACTGCCATTCGGATATTTGAGACCGAAACGGTCCAAAAAATTATCAAGAAGATCAAACTCAAGAAGCCGAAATAAGGTTGATGGGGTGCTGTTGTGGAGCTTCCCAAACTCACCCCGGTAATTCAATTTGCCACGGCATCCTTTGCCTTGGCGGTTGGCGGCTACACAGCCGGAGAGAAATTCGGGTGGTTCAGGAATGAGATCGTTGCGTGGGCGCCGGAGCATTTTCGGATTGAGAATGCCAAGGTTGGCCAGCCCGTGACCGTCACTGTCGCCCGCATTAAAAAACGGGACGACTGTTCCGTTGAGGGCTTTAACGTCACGGTTCGAGATGGCGCTGGCGTGATTCATGAAGCGACACCGAGCATGACTAGGTTCACTGGCCCTGCTGGCCCGGAGATTGATACCTTCACCTATACTCTCGACATCGCTGATAAGGAAACGATTGCAGCCGGGAGGGCAACTCTCTTGGCTACGATCAAGTATAAGTGTCCAGAAGGTGAACGGGTTGTAACCTATCCTCGCCACCAGAACCTCACCTTTATGTTGGAGAGATAGATGGAGCAGCTTCTAAATCTTGTTAGGACTGTTGCTCCGAGCATCGCCTCTGCTGTTGGTGGGCCTTTGGCTGGCATGGCAACCAAGGCTATCTCTGAGGCTCTTTTGGGGAAGCCGGATGCTTCTGAGGCTGAGCTTGTGCAGGCTGCTGCCAAGGCAACCCCTGAACAACTTCTGGCTTTGAAGAAGGCTGAGCAAGAGTTTGAGGTCCAGATGCGTGAACTGGACATTGATCTTGAGCGGATTGCCAACGCTGACCGGGATAGCGCGAGAAACCGCGAGATCAAGACCAAGGATTTGACGCCAAAGATTCTGGCTGGGTTCATTACCGCTGGGTATTTCGGTGTCCTCTTTTATATGCTGAGGAATGGACTGCCCCAGCATGGTGGTTCTGAAGCTATGCTGGTGATGCTTGGCACCCTCGGCACCGCATGGGGCGGTGTGGTTGCGTATTACTTTGGTTCTTCTGCGGGCAGTAAAGAGAAGACTGACGCGATGAACAGGATGGCTCAAAAATGAAGAGTAACTTTGAACCCTGTCTGAAGTTTGTCCTGCACCACGAGGGGTTGTGGTCCGATGATCCGCGAGATCCGGGCGGCGCGACTATGAAGGGAGTTACCCTGGCGGTTTACCGGGAGTACCTGGGACGCGAAGCATCGAAGGATGAGCTTCGGAACATTCCAGACGAGCATCTTCATGACTTGTACAAGTCTCGGTACTGGAATGTGTCTAAGTGTGACGAACTGCCAGACGGGGTTGATCTAGTGGTTTTTGATATGGCCGTGAACTCGGGTGTCGGGCGGTCAGCCAAGCTTCTTCAGAAGTGTGTTGGGGCAGCAGAGGATGGAGTTATCGGGCCAAAGACTATGGCTCTAGTTAAGCAAGTTCCTGCTAGGCAGATGATAATTCGCTTCTCTGAGCAACGCAGAATGTTCTATAAAAGCCTAAAGGCTTTTGAGACATTTGGCCGTGGTTGGCTACGCCGCACTGATGAGTGTGAATCCAAGGCCATTGAGATGACAGGAGATCAATCATGAATGGTATGAAGCGTCCACCCAAGCCCAAGATGATGTCGGCTTCTGGTGGTTCCGGTATGCCCCGTTTTGGTTCTCGCGCGATGCGTCCCGGTGGGATGGCGAAGGGTGGAAAGGTTGAGAAGATGGCTGCTGGTGGTCGCCCGATGAAACAAACGGATATGCGTAAAGCTGCCGCAAGCCAACCTCCCAGCAAAATGCCGCCTCGTCCTATGGGTGGTCCGGGTAGCGGGCTGATGGCTGGGCAAGGTCGCCCAATGCCAACTCAAACACCTGGGCGCCCATCTCCTGCTATGCAGCAAATGGCGCAGCAAGCTATGGCGCAAACTAATCGCGCTCAAATTGGCGCTCCTAGGCCAGTTGGGGCTGTCGCCGCCACCAATGGTTCCGGCCCATCTCAAATGTCTCAATCCGCTATGCAGCGTGGCCAATCCGCTATGCAGCGTAGCGTACCGCCTCCTGCTGGAGGCGCTGCCGGTGGTCTTTCTCAAATGGCCCGCCCCCCGGGTATGGCTAAGGGAGGCAAGGTTCCCATGGAGAAGTGGGAGCATTCCTCAAAGGATCTAGCCCAGGACAAGAAGCTTGCTGCCAAGCGCGGTATGTCTATGGAGAAGTGGGAGAAGTCTGCTGCTGACAAGAAGCATGACACCCAGCAATCCATGAAGGGCCTGAAGAAGGGCGGCGTTGCCAAGATGGCTCGCGGCGGTGGCGTTGAGACCAAGGGCAAGACCCGTGGTAAGTTCATCTGATTAGGAAGGATAGAGAAATGAAGTATCAATCTGGCGGTCCCGTTCCTCACCCCGGCAAGGTTCCTGGCGAGGGTGGTCGCAAGTCCCGTCTCCGGGATATGATTTCTGACGCAGAGCGCAAGGAGCTTGACTCCCCGCTTACGCCGGAAGACTTCCGCCGTCCCTCCCCTCCCAAGATGAGGAAGGGTGGCATGGTCAAGAAGATGGCTGGGGGCGGTTGCGCTCGCGGTGATGGTGTTGCCCAGCGCGGCAAGACCAAAGGAAAAATGATCTAATGCCCTCAGCAAAAGAAACCCGTGCAGAGCGCCTTGCTCGCATTCAGCGAGAGCGAGACGAGGATGCTGCGGATCGTTTGCCTGTAACTGTCCGAAATGCAGATGGTTCTCTCAACCTAAGAGAAACTGGTCGGATAGAGGCAAACAATACCTTTACAGACATAAATCGGCGGTTGAATCGTGAGTTCGGTCGTTTGACCCCAAATAGATCCGACAGCTCAGGAATGCGATCCGCAGTAAACGCCGCAAATGCCATGAGCGATGCTGGCATGAAGAAAGGCGGGAGGGTTAAAAAGATGGCTGGCGGTGGATGCACCCGTGGGGACGGGATTGCCTCTCGCGGCAAGACCAAGGGCCGGATGATTTGAAGAAGCCGGAGAAAATTCGGAAGGTTCTGCGGGAGTTTAAGGAGGGCGACCTTAAATCATCCAGTGGGCAGAAGGTGACAAACCGGAAGCAAGCTGTGGCGATTGCGCTCTCTGAAGCCTCCCGCATGAGAGAGGGCGGGCGGGTAAAGCCGCAGAACCCAAAGCTATGGGCTGCGGCAAAGAGTGCCGCCAAGGCCAAGTTCGATGTGTACCCCTCTGCCTATGCGAATGCCTGGGCGTCAAAGGAGTACAAGAAGAAGGGTGGTACTTGGCGTGGGCCAGATAACCGGGTCACTAAGAAATGAAGGGTGGCTTGGGGAAATGGTTTGGCGAGAAGTGGGTTGATGTAAAGACCGGGAAGCCCTGCGGGCGGAGTGGTGCTGAGAAGTCAAAGCGTGGGTATCCTGCCTGTCGTCCTGCTGCGGCGGCTGCTAAAATGTCTTCTGGGCAGAAAGCTACTATGGCTCAAAAGAAAACTGGACCGGCTCGAAAGAGTTGGCCCATAACTCCCAGCGGAAGGAAGAAGCAGTGACAACCTCCGGTACCGCAGTCTGGAACCTAGACATCGCTGACATCATTGAGGAAGCGTATGAGCGCGCGGGCCTCCAGGCTCGTACTGGGTATGATTACCGCACGGCTCGTCGTTCCCTGAATATGATCTCCGCCGAATGGTCTAATAGGGGTCTAAATCTCTGGACTGTTCAGGAGCATAATGTCGTTCTGACCCCAGGGACCAAGACCTATTCCCTGCCAGCCGACACGATTGACATTATCGAAACCATGATCCGGGTGAATACCAGCGGATCTGCTCTGGATTACACGGTGTCTCGGATTGGCTTGGGGGATTACGCGGCCCTGCCCAATAAGAACACCACAGGTCGCCCGCTTCAGATCTATGTGAACCGGCAAGTGAACCCGGAATACACGCTTTGGCCCGTACCGGACCTTCCTTACACTATCCTATACTGGACGATGAGGCGCATTCAGGATGCGACTACGGCCACTGATGTTATGGATATGCCGGTTCGGTTTGTCCCGGCTCTGTCTGCCGCCCTCGCCTATCAGATCGCGCTCAAGCGCCCTGAAGCCGCTATGCGTCTTCCCATCCTGAAGGCGGATTATGAGGAGCAGTGGAAGCTGGCGTCTGATGAGGATAGGGGTCGGGAGCCTGCCCGGTTTGTTCCTTGGATGTCTTATCCGTGAGGGGGATCTAACAGATGGCTGTTAAATTCGCTCGCGGCAATAAGGCGTATGCCTTTTGTGATCGGTGCTACCAGCGGTACGACCTAAAGGATCTGACTTGGCAAGTCGTTAATCAGATCCCTACTGGCCTAAAGGTCTGCGATGAGTGCAACGATGTTGACCATCCGCAGTATCAGTTGGGCAAGTTTCCGATCAATGATCCTGTTGCTCTGCAAGACCCAAGGCCGGATATTAACCCTGGTCGGAGTTTGCCGGGCTGGAATCCTGTAGGTAATTCCGCCACCACTATGAATGGGAATGTCGGAATTATTAATGTATATACCCCATAGGAGAGTAGGATGAAGAAGATGAAATCTGGTGGCGTGACCAGCGAAGCGATGAAGAAGTATGGGCGGAACGTGGCTCGCGCCATGAACCAGAGTGGCCGGGCCAAGGGGCCTAGCACTGGCAATCCGTTTAAGTCCGTTTCGGCTGACCAAGGCTCCAATACTGGCGCGGCTGGTAAGATGGCAAAGAATGCCAAGGCCCCGGATCAAGCAATTGTGAACGAAGATACTGCCCCCTATAAACCCACGAAAATTCGCGGGACGGGCGCGGCGACAAAGGGTACAATGGCTCGCGGCCCAATGGGTTAAGGATCTAGGCGGTCATGAACTATTCGACGCTCGTTAGCCTTCTGCAAGATTACACGCAGAACTCCTCGTCGGAGTTTGTTGCCGCCATTCCTGATATTGTTCAGTTGGCTGAGGATCGGATTTATCAGACGGTCCAGATCCCGGCCCTGAAGCAGAACTCCACCTCGAACTTCATCCAGGGCAATAAGTATCTGGCGACCCCTGTGGATTTCTTGGCTGCATATTCGATGGCAGTTAAGACCCCTGCGGGCGTCTATAATTATATGCTTGAGAAGGATGTGGGGTACATCAACGAGGCGTTTCCCAATCAGGCTGTGACGGGTATTCCCCGGTTCTATGCCCTGTTTAATGATTCGGCCTTTGTGGTTGCTCCCGCTCCATCGTCGTTCTTTGAGGTTGAGCTTCATTATTTCTATGAGCCGCCTAGCATTGTGACTGCCGGGACATCTTGGCTTGGCGATAATGTTGAGAGTGTGCTTTTCTATGGGGCGTTGGTTGAAGCCTATACCTACATGAAGGGCGAGAATGATCTCGTTGCTTTGTATAGGCAGAGGTATGATGAGTCTTTGGGCCGTCTGAAAGTTCTGGGTGAGGGTCTGGATAAGCGGGATAACTTCCGCATTGACGCTCCTCGCCTTGTTCCGACTTGAGGTAGAACGTGGCAATTGTTCAGGCATTCTGCACTAGCTTTAAGAAGCAGCTTCTTGAGGGGGTGCATGATTTTCGGGCTGTCGGGGGCGACACCTTTAAGGTGGCGCTGTACACCGAGGTTGCGAACTTGAACGCTACAACCACCGCATACACCACGGTTGGAGAGATTGTGGCGCCCGGATACACCGCTGGTGGCAGAGTCTTAACGAACATAACCCCGAGTGAGTATAACCTTGCCGGGGTTGCGTCTTTCGACACGGTGACTTGGACGGGTGTTTCGTTTTCCGCCCGTGGGGCGTTGATATACAACACCACTCCTGCCCACAGCTATACCAATCCGGCCTGTCTGGTTTTGGATTTCGGGATATTGAGGTCGGCTGTGAATGGGACGTTTGCATTGCAGTTCCCGCAGATCACCGACATCAGCGCGATTGTGAGGATTAACTGACATGGCATTCATTCTTGCAGACCGCGTTAGGGAAACCTCGGCAACAACGGGAACTGGCAGCTTCACGCTCCTTGGTGCTGTCACTGGCTTTCAGTCTTTTGATGCTGTCTTAAATACTGCTGACACCACCTACTACACGATTGCCCTCCAGGGGGCGACTGAGTGGGAGGTTGGTATTGGGACGTTCACGGCTCCATCTACGCTGGCCAGGACCACAATTCTATCGTCTAGTAATAGTGGGTCTGCGGTAAACTTCTCTGCTGGCACGAAGGATGTGTTCATTACCCTTCCTGCTGAGAGGGCCGGAGCGTCTTACACAAGCTATAGCTATACTGCCACCGCGAGCCAGACGACATTTGCCGCCACCTACACACCTCCAAGCCTTCAGGTGTTTGTGAATGGTGTATTGTTGAATGCGGCGGATTATACCGCGACGAGCGGGACGAATGTGGTTCTGGCTACGGGGTGTAGCGCGGGCGACATCGTTGACATCATTGCTATCATTGTGGGGAATGTTGGTGTTGCAGCTTATCCTGGGGCAGGAATTGCTGTCTCTAGTGGATCTGCCTGGACGACATCACTAACTGCCCCTACGGGGGCTTTGGTCGGGACGACTGATTCTCAGACCCTAACCAATAAGACCCTTACGTCGCCCGTGATCTCAACGATTAGCAACACGGGTACCCTTACCCTCCCAACATCTACAGACACTTTGGTTGGCAGGGCTACTACAGACACATTAACCAACAAGACGATTGAAGCCGGAACTTTCTCGAACGGCTACACAGAAGAAACCGTCACTGCCAACACTGGCACCGCCTACACGATTGATCTGGCCAACGGCTCTGTGCAAATCCTCACGCTAACCGGGAACGTCACTTACACCTTCCCCACGGCTACTGCTGGGCGGTCATTCCTGCTTATTGAAAAGCAAGATGCCACGGGTAGCCGCACGGTGACATGGCCTGCTGCTGTGAAGTGGCCGTCTGGAACGGCGCCTACGATTACCAGCACGGCGAGCAGGAGCGACTTGTTTGGCTTCACGGCGGATGGGACCAACTGGATTGGCCGTGTCGTCGGCCAGAACTATACGCTGTGAGGGCGAAGTATGTTTAGCGCTGATCTTGGTGTAACGCCGAGAGTTTCTGCTTCCAGGGCGATAGCTGTTAGTCATGCTACGTCACCATTTATCACTGCGTATTCATGGTCTAGTTCTGGTTTTGGTGCTAAATACACCAATCCTGCTACGTTGCCTACTGGTGATGGGTTTGATATGGCATTTGGTGCTGATGGGTCAGCGATTGCTGTTGCTCATTTCACTACGCCATTTGTGACTGCGTACCCATGGTCAGGATCAGGCTTTGGAACTAAATATGCTAATCCTTCTACGTTGCCTGCTAGTCAAGGAAACGGCGTAGCATTTAGTCCTGATGGTTCAGCAATAGCTGTTTCTCATTTTAATGTTCCATTCATAAGTGCTTATCCATGGTCAGGATCAGGCTTTGGTACTAAGTATGCAAATCCTTCTACATTGCCTACAGGAGATGGTTATAGAGTAGCATTTAGCCCTAATAGCTCCGCAATTGCTATTGCTCACGATACTACACCCTTCATAACCGCCTATCCTTGGTCAGGATCAGGCTTTGGCACTAAATATGCCAATCCCGCTACATTGCCT